AGGTGCCGCCCGACACGGCCGCCATCATCTTCTACCTCAAGAACCGCATGCCCGACCGGTACGCCGACCGCAGGGAGACGAAGGTGGACGTGAGCGCGCCGGTCATATCCCTGGGCATCGAGCCTGCGAGGGCCGAGCAGTGAGCGCCGCCGAGCTCTGCATCGACCGCTTCCATCGCATCCTGGCCGACGTGTTCGCCGACGACGGGCACGACGAGTTCTGGATGGAGGGAGGGCGAGGGTCCACGAAGTCGTCCTTCATTAGCCTGTGCGTCGTCCTGCTGATCGTGCGGCACCCGTTCGCCAACGCCGTGGTCCTCCGGCGCATATCCGCGACCCTGCGCGACACCGTGTACAACCAGACGCTCTGGGCGATAGACGCCCTCGGGCTCTCGCCGTGGTTCCGCTGCACCGTCTCGCCCATGGAGGTGACCTACCTGCCCACGGGCCAGAAGATCAAGTTCCTGGGGCTCGACGACCCGCTCAAGACCAAGGGCACCAAGTTCACGACCGGGTACTGCGCCGTGCACTGGTACGAGGAGCTCGACCAGTTCGACAGCTGGGACCAGGTGACGGGCGCGCTCCGGTCCTTCAAGCGAGGGGGATCCAAGTTCTGGACCTTCTACAGCTACAACCCGCCCCAGACGATGTGGAGCTGGGTCAACGCCAAGGCCCTGGAGATGCAGCGCAAGGAGTCCTGCCTCGTGGACCACTCCACGTACCTCGACGTGATCGAGTGCGGCCGCGCCGACTGGCTGGGGTCCGCGTTCGTGGCGGACGCCGAGTACGAGCGCGAAGAGCACCCGACGCACTACCGCTGGGAGTTCCTGGGGGAGATCACCGGCACCGGCGGCACCGTGTTCGAGAACCTGCGCAAGGTGACGCTCACCGACGAGGAGATAGCGACCTTCGACAACCCGCGCAACGGCATCGACTGGGGATGGTTCCCCGACCCGTGGCGCCTCGTGCGCTGCGAGTGGCAGCCCGGCAGGCGCCGTCTCGTGATCTTCGACGAGCGCAGCGCCAACAAGCGGACGCCGGCGGAGACCGCCGAGATCACCCGCCAGGCGCTCACCTACTCCGACGGCAGGGGCAGCGACGGCAGGCCGAGGCCCCCGACGTTCCACGACCAGGCGATCCTCTGCGACGACGCGAACCCGGCGGACATAACGGTCTACCGGCGCGCCGGCGTGAGGGCCAGGGCGGCAGGCAAGGGCAACATGCGCAAGCCGTCGTACCAGTGGCTCGCCGGGCTCCGCGAGATCGCCATCGACCCGAGGAGGTGCCCGCTCACCTTCCAGGAGTTCGCCCTGTGCGAGTACGAGCGGGACCGCGAGGGCAACTGGGTGGACGACTACCCCGACGGGAACGACCACAGCATAGACGCCGTGCGCTACGCGATGATGCGAGAGGTGGCGCGCGGCCGCTAGCGAAAGGAGGCCGCGATGGCGGCTGAGAACGAGCACAACGTACCGGAGTGCGTGCGCAACGCCATCAGGGCGCGCGGCTACGAGCCCGACGAGGTGATGCAGCCGACCATCGCCGATTGGTGGGCGTGGTACACCGCCAAGGCGCCATGGTACGACAAGACCGAGACCGTGAACGGCCACCGGTTCAAGGTGCGCCGCAACACGCTCCACCCCGCCCGCCGCGTGTGCCGCGAGTGGGCCAGCGCGATCCTCGACGACGACGGCACCAAGGTGGCGACCGACGCGGACGCCGTGACCGACCTGCTCGAGGATTGGGTTGCCGAGACCAGGTTCATACCGACCGCGCAGCGCGCCCTCGAGCGCGCCTTTGGCGTGGGCACCGGCGCGCTCGCCCTGTGGTTCGACATGCAGGCGGACGGCACGTGCGACGTGAGGGCCCGGCGCTACGACGCCCGCACCATCCTCCCGCTCACGTGGGACGACGACGGCGTGACCGAGTGCGCGTTCGCGACCGACGCCTACGTGGACGGGCGCAAGGTGCACCAGCTCCAGGTCCACGCCCTGAGCGAGGAGACTGGCACCTACCATGTGGAGACCGACCTCTTCGACGCGAAGGACGGCACCCCGATCCTCTCCGAGGGCATCCTTGAGGACTTCGACACCGGCGCCGACGTGCCAACGTTCGCGATCCTCCGCCCCGCGCTCGACAACGTGCACGCCGAGGGCACCTACATGGGCCAGAGCGTGTTCGCCGACGCGATCGACGCGATCAAGGGCGTCGACAACGCGTTCGACAGCATGCAGCGGGAGATCGACGCCACCAAGGTGAAGGTGTTCATGAGCGCCGACCTGTTCGACCTCCAGAAGGACGAGGGCGGCAAGGCAATGCCCGTGCCCATGAGCCCCGAGAACACGGTGATAATGAAGCTCGACACCGTCGCCAGCGAGTCCATGTACGAGGTGTTCTCCCCCGCGATCCGCACGCAGGCGCTCGCCGAGGCGCTGAACGTCGCCCTCTCCGAGCTGGGCGACCTCACCGGGTTCGGACAGGACTACTTCCGCTACGACCGCTCCGGCGGGCTCCGCACCGCCACGGAGGTGAGCGCCGACAACAGCGCGTTCATGCGCAACATCCGCAAGCACGAGAATGAGCTCCGCCCGCAGCTGGAGGCGCTGCTCGCGTGCGTGCTCCAGTGCCAGCGCGCCCTCAACGCGTGGCCGGTGCAGCAGGGGTGCGCCGCGCACGTGGACTTCGACGACTCGATCATCCAGGACACCGCCAGCGAGAAGGCCCAGATGCTCGCCGAGGTGTCAGCCGGCGTGGTGCCCCGGTGGATGTACCTCGAGCGGTTCTACGCCATGACCGAGGAGGAGGCGCGCGAGCTCGCAGGCGACCCCGAGGCCATCGACCTGGGGGCGTAGCGCATGCTCGACCCCGACTACTTGGAGCGCGCCGGCACCCTCGTGGGCAGCGTCTACAGCCAGATCGAGGCGGAGATGTGCGACCGGCTCGTGCTCGACATGCTCGCCGGCGACCTGTCCGACTACCGCACGCAGCAGACGATCGCGCTGCTCGCGCAGGGCGAGGCGCCCAAGCTCCGGGCCATCCTGGAGCAGCACCGCGGCGACGTTTCGGAGGCCGTGCGCCGCGAGGTCGAGGAGGCGCTGGAGAGGTCCGACGCCCACGACCTCGCGATCATCAGGGAGGCGCTGGGCGTCGACCTGCCGGGCATCATGCCCATGCAGGTGATGGGCGCCGTGCGGACCGTCGAGGAGATGCTGGAGCGCGATAACGTGGCGTTCATGGACGGCGCGCGCGACCTGTTCTTCCGCTACAGCTCGCAGGCCGTCACGCAGGCGGCAAGCGGCCTCGTGAGCTACGACGAGGCCATACGACGGGCCACGCGCGAGCTCGCCCGCGAGGGCGTGAGCGTGATCGAGTACAAGGATCCGCGGACCGGCAATCCCACCATCCGCAGCGCCGCGGACGTCGCGGTGACGCGCCACGTGCGCTCGCAGCTCTCGCAGCAGTGCGCCAACCGCACCATGCAGGTGTGCCGCGACGTGGGATGCGAGTTCGTGGAGGTCTCCAGCCACTACGGCGCGCGCCCGAGCCACCAGGACTGGGAGGGCCGGCGCTACCACGTGGGCGGCCGCGTCACCGTCGACGGCGTGACCTACGAGGACTTCGCGGAGGCGACCGGCTACTACGGCACCGGCGACCACGGCGCCCTCGGGGACCGCCTGTGCGGGGTCAACTGCCGGCACCAGTTCGGACCGTGGATGCCAGGCATGCCGCACGCCTACGAGCCCGACCCGCAGCACCCGAGCGGCAGGAGCAACGAGGAGATCTACCAGCTCACGCAGAGGCAGCGGCGCCTCGAGCGTGCCATACGCGCGAGCAAGCGCGAGCTCGCCGCGGCCGAGCGGGCGTACGAGGCGGACCCGAGCCTCAAGAACCAGACCGCGGCCAACCAGCTCAGGCAGCAGCTACGAAAGAGGCAGGACGCCCTCGCCAAGCTCGTGGACGAGAACAAGGACGTGCTCACGCGCGACCTACGGCGCGAGTATGCCGGCGACATGCCGAAGATCAGGATGCCGAGCATTGCGGAGGAGCACAAGGTGGTCACCGGAAAGGGCGCCGGCACCCGCTTCGACGTTGATCGCAGAGCAGTCAACGGCAGGGCATACCGCGAGAAGTTCGAGCGTCTGTCAGTGCCGAAACGTGCGAGCAGGACGCTCTACTACGAGACGAGCTCGATCCTGCGCGACTGTGATGGCACGGCACATGAACGTCTGGCCGCCGTCTCGTGGAGGACGGGCCAACTCGTCACCGACACGATGAGCCATGTGCCGCATGACTTCGCGTGCTCCTTCACCACCGAGCAGGAGGCACAGGCTGCCAAGGTGCCAGGCGGATGCGTCCTGCTCCACAACCACCCAGGAAGCTCGAGGCCATCATGGGCGGACATTCGGTCCGCCTCGCGCGCATGGGTGCGATCCTCCATAGTCGCGTGTCACGACGGGACAGCCTACGAGCTCGTCTGCAACAACCCGAGCGTCATAGAGGCTTACGAGCTGATCCTCGAGGACGTGCGCAGCTCGATGCCCGAGATCATGGATTCGGGTACAATTGCAGAAATCGCGACCGAGAGGCTGTACGTGGAGAACGGGAGGCGAAAATGGTTCAGGCTAACGAAACGGTAGACAGCGAGGAGCGAGGCCTCCACATCGACGACTCAGTGCAGTTGCCCGATGACTTCGCCCAATCCGAGATCTTCCAGGAATACCTCCGCCGCTCCAAGCTCAGGTGTGAGGACCTGCCAAGCGCCGTCGGCAACGGAGACTCATAGCGCCGACGAGGCAACCATCGCAAACGTTCGAGGCCACCCTCTCGGGTGGCCTCTTCCATGCCGCGCCAACATGCCGCGCCAAGCGACACCCCTGCGAACATCCATGCCACGCCCGGCCAGCGCAGAAGGGCCACCCGAGACGCGGAGAGAACCGCGCAGACAAACCCCGGACGAGAGGAACAGGCATGGCAGGAACCCAGAACGACGACCCCAAGCCCAACGAGCCCAACGAGCCCAAGGACGACGGCACCTCGGCGGGGACGCCCGCACCGGAACCTGAGCCCAAGGACGACGACCTCAAGGACAAGCACGGCGAGCAGGCGATCAACCGCGGCCGCTACGACCGCGACATGAAGGCCAAGGACGACGAGATCGCCAGGCTCAAGGCCCAGCTGGAGGAGTCCGGCAAGAAGGCCGAGAGCGGCGCGGAGGCGCTCAAGAAGGTGCAGGAGCTCGAAGCCAAGCTGGCCGACGAGAAGGTCGGGCGCGCGCTGGAGGCGGCCGGATGCGTCAACGCGAAGGCGGCCAAGGCCCTGCTCGACGACTACGACGGCGACGTTGCCAAGCTCAAGGACGCCTGCCCGTACCTGTTCAAGACCCAGCAGCAGAAGGGGTCCACCGGCGCGCGACGCCAGACCCCGCCGGACGACACGGACGACGCGCTCGACCGTGCGTTCGGACTCAAGAAGTAAGGAGCTAGCAGATGGCAAACGACCTCGGCGGCAACGTCTCCAAGTTCACCACGCGACTCGACCGCATCCTCGCGCAGGAGACCAAGACCTCCTTCCTCAACATCAACGACCAGTTCCTGGGCGACTTCGTGGGCGTCGGCGAGGTGAAGCTCCCCACGATCGTCGTGCAGGGCATGGGCGACTACGACCGCGCCAACGGCTTCGCGCCCGGCGACGCCTCCATCACGTGGGAGACCTACCGCCTGCGCTACGACCGCGGCCGCGAGTTCTCCATCGACGAGATGGACGACGAGGAGCACCTGCGCCTCGTGACCGCCAACGCCATGGCGGAGTTCGCCCGCACCAAGGTGATCCCCGAGGTGGACGCGCTCCGCTTCGCCGAGCTCTCCCAGAACGCCGGCCAGACCGTCAGCGGCGGCACCTACTCCAGCGCGCAGAACTTCTACGACGCAGTGCTCGACATGGAGGAGTACTTCGAGGACCTGGGCGTGGACGTGGGCGGCCTCACGCTCAACATCACGGCGGCAGGCAAGGGCATGCTCCGCAACATCGCGCCGTGGCGCCTGATTGAGGGCAGCGACCCCGACACCCGCATCGCCACGTTCGACGGCATGCGCCTCAACGTGATCCCCTCCGACCGCTTCTACACCGGCATCGAACTGCTCGACGGAAAGACGAGCGGCGAGGAGGCAGGCGGCTACGTCAAGGCCACCGACAAGTACGCCAAGACCGCCGACACCGCATGCGTGACCGGCAAGACGTACTACACCAAGAGCGGCAGCACCTACACCGCCGTCCAGTCCCCCGCGGACGCCAACATCGGCAGCTACTACGAGAAGGTGCAGAGCGCCGGCAAGGGCCTCAACTTCCTGGTCGCCGCGCCGGGCTCCGCCACGGCCATCACCAAGCACGAGAAGCTGCGCTACTTCTCCCCCGACGTGAACCAGGCCAAGGACGCCCACCTCTGGCAGTACCGCCTCTTCCACGACCTGCTGACCTACAAGCAGAAGCGCGCCCTGATCTACGCCAACGTGGGCGCCTAGGGGCCACCGTGGCGAGGACCGTCACATACGGCTACTACACCGACGAGTACCACGGGACGGCCGTGGCGGAGGAGGACTGGGCGCACCTCGCGCTGGTCGCCTCCGCCCGGCTCGACCGGCTCAAGGCGCTCGCAACCGTCACGCCCTACGGCGACGACGAGGCCGAGGCCGAGAGCATGGCGATCTGCGCCATGGCCGAGACCCTGCAGGCGTGGGAGGCCGCCGTCGGCGACGGCGGGGACGCCGTGAGATCCGAGAGCATCGGGTCCGTGAGCGTCGCCTACGGCAGCGCCGCCCAGACGTTCCCGCGCGGGCTCGACGCCGGGCTGATCGACGCCGTGCGCGCGTGGCTCCACGTGTGCCTGGTGGTGTGCTGACATGCGCCGCAACCGCTACAGGCTGTGCAACCAGACGGTCACCGTGTACCACCGCGAGGGGGCAGGGTCCATCACCAGGACCGTGCTCCACCGCGCGTTCCTCGACTTCCAGAAGAACCTCAACGTTGCGCGCACCGGCGCAAAGGAGTCCAACGGCTTCCTCCTCGTGGTGCCGGGCCCGACCGTGCCCGTGGCCGTCGGCGACAAGGTGATGCTGGGCGAGGGGCCCGAGTGCGCGGACGACGCGGCGTGGCGCGAGCTCGTGCCCTCCAAGGTGCCCAACCTCGTGGTCGTGGGCCACGTGGACCCCAAGTGGTACCGGGGCGAGCTCGTGCACACGGAGGCGGGCGGATAGCCATGCTGGTCAAGGTCGAGTCCGTCATAAGCCCGCCCGAGAGGATCATGCGGGGCCTGGGCGTCAACACGACGGGCCGCGTGCAGGAGTTCCTCACCTCGCGCGTGCTCTTCCGCATGCGCCGGTACATGCCGTGGCTCAGCGGCACGACGGCCACCGGGCTCACCACCATGCAGACGCCCTCCTCCATCGTCGTCAACGCTCCGTACGCCCGATACCTCTACATGGGCTCAAAGATGCGCGACCCCAACGGCGGCGGGCCGTTCCCGATCTTCGACGGTGCCGGCGTGGACCGCAGGCTTGAGGGCTTCCGCTATCGCAGAGGAGCCCATCCCGTGCCCACGGGCGTGCCGCTCACCTACACGCGCACCACCAACCCATACGCCGGCGACCACTGGGACCGCACCCTCGTGCAGCTTGAGGGCGCGCAGATCTCCCAAGAGGTCGCCGAATACGTGAGGAGGCTCAAGAACCGATGAGCGCCAACCTTGACGGCGGGACCTTCGACGACTACACCGCAGGCGACAGCGTGGACGGAGGCGGCTTCGGGCCGGGCCCCGACTACGAGCCGCTCGAGCGCATGCGCCAGTTCATCGCCGCATACCCCCACGCGGAGGCCCTGCAACCGCTCTCCATCGACTACGCCGACCGCGTGCCCGGAGGCGCCGGCCTGTTCCCCGGCGGGCTCGTGGAGGTGAGGCGCGCCACCGACCTGCTGGGCTCCGTCACCGTCGAAAGCCAGTACAACTTCGCCCTGTACACCGTCATGACCAAGGCGCCGGGCGAGGACGCCGGCGCGACACTCAACGCAGAATGGCAGATGGCGTTCCAGGAGTGGGTGCAGGAGCAGAGCGCCCGCCACCTCGCGCCGACCTTCGGGGACGAACCCCGCACCGAGCGCATGACGGCTCAGAACGGCACTATCTTCTCGGCGGACGAGGAGGGCGTGGCCGTCTACGTCATACAGATCTCGGCGAGCTTCAAACGGTTCTACTAGAGAGGAACGAAGATGCCAACCAACCAGACCTTCAACACCCCCGAGGGCCAGACCATCGCCCGAGAGCTCCTCTTGCTCTGCCTCAACACGGGCACCAGCTCCGCCCCGGTCTGGAGCGCCATCGGCAAGCGCGTCGAGGACAGCTCCGCGGAGTACGACTGGGGCGAGAACACCAGCCAGGACATCCTCGGCAACACCCACAGCACGATGAAGAAGCCCGTGATCACCGAGAGCTTCGACGGCGTGACGCTCTCCCAGGGCGACGCGGCCTACGAGAAGATCTGGACCGAGGGCATCAAGAACCAGGACCCGCAGGCCCTCTCCAACCTCGACCTGCTGCTCGTGCACCTCTACGCCGGCACCGCCAACACCGCGGCCTTCGCCGAGCGTTACCCCTCCTCCATGGTTCGCCCCACGAGCCTGGGCGGCGAGGGCGGCGGCAACATCGAGATGCCCCTCGAGGCGACCTTCGGCGGCCAGCGCACCACCGGCACGGCGGCCAAGGGCACCGACGGCGCCATCACCTTCACCGCAGCGGCGTAAGGGGGCGACCATGGCAGCCAAGTCGCTCAGCTTCGACGACGGCCTCGTAGAGTACGAGATCAACGGCAAGGCGACCGCGCGCTTCAACCCGACCGACGCCGCCTTCGTCGACCGCCTGTACCAGACTTTCACCGACCTCGACGCCAAGCAGGAGGAGTTCCAGGCGCGCGTGGACGAGATCGGCGCCGACGGCGCCGAGATGTTCGCGTACGCCAAGGAGCGCGACGCCGAGATGCGCCAGATCATCGACGGCCTCCTGGGCGAGGGAGTGGCCGACGCGCTGTTCCCCGACATGAACTGCTACGCGCTGGCCGACGGCCTGCCCGTGTGGATCAACCTCCTCTTCGCAGTGGCCGAGGAGATCGAGGCCGCGTACCACCTTGAGCAGGACAAGACCGACCGGCGCATGAAGGCATACAGCGACAAGTACGCCGGCATGATGAAGAAGTACAAGCGCCGTTGATGGCGAGCTACGACCTTCCAGAGACCGTCACCGTGGGCGGCTCGGAGTACGCGATTCGCAGCGACTACCGGGCCGTCCTCGACGTGATGGAGGTGATGGCCGACCCCGAGCTTACCGACGAGGAGCGGGGCGGCATGGCGCTCACGATCTTCTACCCCGACATCGAGGACATGCCCGAAGCGGACCTCGAGGAAGCGGCGGACCGCCTCATGTGGTTCATACGCGGCGGCGACGAGCACGAGCGCGGGAGGAAGGGCCCGAGGCTCATGGACTGGTCGCAGGACTTCCAGCTCGTGGTCGCTCCCGTGAACCGCGTGCTGGGCTTCGAAGTACGGTCCTGCGAGTACCTGCACTGGTGGACTTTCCTCTCCGCCTACTACGAGATCGGCGACTGCCTGTTCGCCCAGGTCGTCGCGATCCGCCGCAAGCAGAAGGAGGGCAGGAAGCTCGACAAGCAGGAGCGCAAGTTCTACAGCGACAACCGCGGGATAGTGGACCTCAGGACCAAGGAGAGCGCGGAGGAGGCCGAGCTCTTCGACCAGTGGATAGGCGGGTGAGCCCATGGCCGCGGACGGCTCCATCACATTCAGCACGGCGCTCGACAACGACCAGCTCGAGAAGGACCTCAAGAAGGCCGAGCGGGACGTTGAGTCCCTCAAGCGGAAGCTCGCAAAGGCGGACCGCGACAAGGGGGCCATCGAGCAGGAGATGGAGCGGGCACGCGAGGCCGTGCGAGAGACCTCCCAGGAGCTCGACACCCTGCGCGGGAAGCTGGGCATCGAGAGCGACGCCCAGCTCGCCACCGACCTGAGCAAAGCCACCAAGGAGGCGTCGGCGCTCGAGCGCGCCATAGACTCCGTTGAGAAGAAGCAGGAGGCCGTCGCCCGACAAATGGACGAGGCGGCCGCATCCTACGAGGAGGCTAGTCAGCGCGCATCCGAGCTCAGGGCCGAGGCAGACGGCCTCGACGCCAACACGGACCCCGCGGACATGCAGGCGTGGCACGAGGCGCACTCCCAGGCGCAGGCCATGCGCGAGGAAGCCGACCAGATAGAGGCAGGCCTCTCCAAGCAGGAAGCCAAGATCGACTCCCTCAACGACAAGTGGCAGGAGCTCGACGCCCAGGCGAAGGAGTACCGCGACCAGCTCGCGACGGCGGCACAGACCCGCGACGACCTGGGCGGGAAGAGCGCGCAGATCTCGCAGGCGAACGACCGCCTCAAGGAGCAGGAGCGCGAGCTCTCCAAGATCGAGACCCGATGGGAGACCGCCAACCGCAAGGTGGAGACTTACAACAGGGACCTCGAGGCAGCCGGCGGGCGCGCCTCCGAGCTGGGCGAGGCGTACGGCGAGGCCATGGCCGGGTCCAACTCCGCGACGACACGGGCGGCGGAGACCATGCGCGGCGCGTTCGACCAGATGGGCAAGCGCATCAACACCATGATCAAGCGCGTGTTCGTGCTCCAGGTGGCCCTCTCCGCCCTGCGCGGGCTGCGCTCCATGATCTCCGAGGCGCTCATGGAGAACGACCGGTTCTCGGCGTCGGTCGCGGCGCTCAAGGCGTCGTTCCAGGGCGTCGTGAACTACGTGGCGAACGCCGTGGCGCCGGCGATCACCTCCATGGTGAACGTGGCGGCCTCCGCGATCATCAACCTCGCGAAACTCATAGACTCGCTCTTCGGCACCTCGATCATGAAGTCCATAGCCTCGGCACGCAAGGCCGCACAGGCCGCGTGGCGCGAGACCGACGCCTCCAAGGCGGCGGCGAAGGCCGCCGAGAAGCAGGCCAAGGCGACCAAGAAGCTCGCGAAGGAGACCGACAAGGCCACCAAGAGCGTGATGGGCTTCGACGAGATAAACGCGCTCAGCGCCGACGACTCCACGACCGCCGCGGACTCCCTGGCGGACGACGCGGCGGGCATCGCGGGCGACGGGCTCAAGCCCGACTGGGACGCCCTGGACGTGGGCAAGATCAGCGCGAAGCTCGAGGAGATCATGCTCATACTGGGCGCCGCCCTCATGGTCGTGGGCGCGATCCTCGCGTTCTCCGGCATCAACATACCCCTCGGCATCACGCTCATGATGGTGGGCGCCCTCATGGTCTACACGGCGTACCAGGACAGGTGGGACGAGCTGCCCCAGAAGCTGCGGGACGTGATCACCGGGTGCCTCGTGGTGGCGGGCATCGTCGCCGTGGTGCTCGGCGCCGTCCTGGCGTTCTCGGGCATAAACATCCCGCTCGGCATCGGGCTCATGGCGGCGGGGCTCGTGCTCCTGGGCATCGCCGCGGCGCTCAACTGGGCGACGCTGGGCGACACCCTGAGGGCGGCGATCACCACCACGCTCGTGGTCGTCGGCGCCGTGGCCCTCACGCTCGGCGCCGTCCTGGCGTTCTCCGGCGCCAACGTCCCGCTTGGCATCGGGCTCATGGCGCTGGGCGCCCTCGCCATCGCCACGGCCGGGACGCTCAACTGGGAGGCCCTCAAGGGCAACCTGCGGCAGGCGGTGTCGAGCGCGCTTGAGATCATCGGCATCATAGCCGTGGTGCTCGGCGCCGTCCTCGCTTTCACCGGCACCAACATCCCCCTCGGCGTCGGGATCATGGCGCTGGGCGCGGCGGCGATGTTCGCATCCGCCGCACTCAACTGGAGCCAGCTCGGCGGGACCCTCAGCGGCGCCTTATCGAAGGCCCTGAGGATAGTGGGCATAATCGCGGTGGTGATCGGCGCCGTCCTCGCGTTCACGTCGGCGAACGTCCCGCTCGGCGTCGCGCTCATGGCCGCGGGGGCAGCCGCCGTGTTCGCGTCCGCGGCGCTCAACTGGAGCAAGCTCAAGGACAAGGTGTCCGCAGCCCTCTCCACCATGCTCACGCTCGCAGGCGCCGTGGCCCTCGCCATCGGCGCAGTGATCGCCCTCTCCGGCGTGAACCTGCCCCTCGGCATCGCCCTCATAGCGGCCGGCGCGCTCGCCCTCGTGGCATCCGCCGCCCTCAGCTGGGACAAGGTGCCGCAGCAGGTGCGCACCACCGTGGGCATCATCGCCGGCATCGCGAGCGCCGCCCTGCTCGTGCTCGGCATCATCCTATGCCTCTCGGGGTTCGGCATACCGCTGGGCATCGCCCTCATAGCCGCCGGCGCTGCGGGCCTGGTGACGGCCGCGGCCGTCAACTGGGACTTCCTGAAGCAGAAGGTCGGCGAGGTCTGGGACGGCATAGTCAGCTGGTGGAAGAGCGGGCCGGGGAAGATCTTCACCGCGGACTGGTGGGAGAACAAGTTCAAGTCGATCGCGGACGGCCTGAGGGCCGCGCTGAACTCCGTCCTCCCCTCCGTGAGCAGCTTCATCAGCTCCGTGAGCAGCAGCATCTCCTCCGTGGCGAGCAGCCTCAGCAGGCTCTCCTCCTACAGGTCCACGGGGACGTACCGCTACGGCACATACAGCGGATTCAGCACGAACATCCCGCACCTCGCGCAGGGCGCCGTGCTGCCGCCGAACCGCGAGTTCATGGCGGTGCTCGGCGACCAGCGCCACGGCAACAACTTCGAGGCGCCGGAGGGCCTCATGCGCCAGGTGGTGCGCGAGGAGACCGGCGCGATGATGGCGGAGCTCGTGCGCCAGCTCGCCACGATGGGGCCCGCGTCGGCGCAGCCCGCGCGCAGCCAGGGGGACCTCGTGCTCGTGGTTGACGGGCGCGAGCTCGCGCGCGCCTCGATGCGGGGGACTATGGACCTCCAGGCGACGGGCGAGCTCGGCTTAGATCTCCCCATTCGATACGCGTAGGAGGCGGACATGGCAAAGATACGCGCGCTCTCTGTGGGCACGACCGCGGGCAGCCTCACGGAGGTGCGGGCGCCCGACTCGATGGGCTGGGGGCTCCAGGACATATCCTCGGCGGACTCCGGCCGCCTCTCCGACGGCTCCAACACGATGATGAAGAACCGCACCACGCAGAAGCGCAAGATCTCCCTCGCCTGGAACGACCCGGACGGCCCCACGACCGCGGCGATCCTCCAGGCGTTCAACCCGGAGTACGTCTGGGTGAGGTACCTCGACGCCATGGCAAACGCCTACCAGGTGCGCGAGTTCTACGTCGGCGACCGCTCCGCCATGCTCAGGCAGATCACGCTCGGGGGCGTCACCTACTCGACGCTCTCGTTCGACATCATCGAGAGGTAGGCCCATGCTCTCCACCAGCTTCGCGTTCCGCAGGCAGCTCGCGCAGAACACGCGGGTCGCCCTCAGGGCCACGCTCACGCTCGCCGACGGCACCGTGCGCGAGCTCGCGGGCGACGACCTCGTGATGGGCGGCCTCTCGGTCACCCAGTCCACCTCCACCATGGGCAGCTTCGACATAGGCGCCGCGGTGATCGGCACGTGCGACCTCACGCTCGCCAACTTCGACCAGCGGTTCGACGCCTACGACTTCACCGGATCCACCGTCGCCGTGTGGGTGGGCGCGGAGCTCCCCGACGGCACGACGGAGTGGCTGCGCCGCGGCACCTACGGGGTGGAGCAGCCGGACAGCTACGGCTCCACGATCAAGCTGCACGGCCTCGACAACCTGCGCCTTCTTCAAGAGCCCTACTCGAAGGTGGCGACCGCCTACCCCGCGACCCTCGGGCGCATCGTGCGGGAGGCGTGCGAGGCGTGCGGGCTCGTGATGGCTACCGGCTCCTTCGACAACGACGGGTACGCGGTGGAGGCCCGGCCGGACGACCAGGGCCTCACCTGCCTCGGCGTGGTGGCCGCTGCGGCCCAGGTGGCGGGGTGCTTCGTCACCTGCGACCCGCTGGGGCGCGTGCGCCTCTCCTGGTACGACTCCTCGGTCATGGAGGCGGAGGACTGGGCGGACGGCGGCACCTACGACACCGACTCGACCCCGTACTCAGACGGAGACGCCGCGGAGGGCGGCGGCTTCATGACGGGCGGGGACGCGCTCTCGGGCGGCACCTTCGACGAGGGGGCGTGGTGCCACCTGCACGCCATCTCGTCGCTCACCGTGGCGACCGACGACGTGGTGGTGACCGGCCTCGCCGTGACGGCATCCCGCGAGGTCCGCGAGGACGGCACGATGGGCGAGGACGGCGAGACCGCCACGTTCGGGGGCGCAGGCTACGTGCTCGCCATCGACGGCAACCCCCTCGTGGAGTACGGCCGCGCGGCGCAGGTCGTGGCGCAGGTGGGCGCGCGCGTGGTGGGCATGCGGTTCCGCCCGCTCGACGCCACCGGCATCGCGAGCCCCGCATGGGAGGCCGGCGACCCCATGGTCGTCACGGACGCCCGCCAGCGCACGCACCAGGCATGGCTCACCTCCTACACGTGGAAGGCGGGCGCGTACGCGTCGCTCTCGTGCCAGGCGGAGCCCCCGGCTCGCAAAAGCGCGGCAGGCGCAAGCGAGCAGACGCGGGCCCTCGTTGAGGCGCGCAAGGCCATGCGGGCCGAGCGCACGGCGCGCGAGCTCGCCATGCGGGCAATGGCGGAGCAGATCGCGAGCTCCTCCGGCCTCTACGTGACCAGGCAGGCCCAGGAGGACGGCTCGACCATCTACTACGCGCACGACAAGCCCACGCTCGCGGAGTCGCAGATCGTCTGGAGGCTCACCGCGGAGGCCCTGAGCATCTCGACCGACGGCGGCGAGACCTACCCCTACGCGCTCAACGTGAGCGGCGACGCGATCCTCAGCAGGATCTACGCCATAGGCATCGACGCCACCTACGTCAACACGGGCCGCGTGGCGTTCGGCAACACGGGATTCATAGACTTTGGGCTCGGGACGATGCGCCTCGGAGCTGACTCGGGCTTCGGGAGCGGCACCGTGCAGGACGCGATGGACGCCATCGGCGGAACGCAGGACGGCCTCGAGTCGGAGATTAAGGCGCGCGCGGAGGGCATAGACGGCATCACGAACGCGATAAGCGCGATGCGCAGCGACATGACAACGATGGGAAACGACCTCGCTGCGGGCATCGACGACGCGCGCAGGTACGCGACCGACTACATCGAGTACGACAAGCAGACCGGGGAGCT